GTCTAATTGCGTAGAGTTACTACTGAAGATCAGCAATATATGGGGGATTGGCTGGTTCGCATGATGAACCACCCATTACCAACAGAAACAGTATGTATTGGGCAAGAAATAGACGGCAATTTAGTAGCAGTTGTGGGATATTGCAGTTTTATGCCAAAAGCGTGTCAAATGCACATTGCGGCAGTAGATGAAGTTAATTGGATGAATAGAGATTTATTATGGGCGGCTTTCGATTATCCCTTTAATAAACTAGGAGTTAGCGTTATACTAGGGCAAGTTTGCGGTAGTAATGAATCTGCCCTAAAACTTAACCGACACCTTGGTTTTAAAGTGGTAGCCGAAATCCCTGATGCTCATATGGATGGTGATTTAGTGATTATGGCTATGAGGCGTGAAGATTGTCGTTTTCTTGACATCAAATGCCCCTTAAGGACAGCAAGAGGAGAATGACATGGGTGGTGGTGGATTTTTAGGATTAGGGCCTGCGCCAAGTGCGCCAGCAGCGCCTGATTACACAGGAGCAGCGCAACAAACTGCGCAAGGAAATCTTGATATGGCAAGAGCAGCTACGGCTGCCAACCGTGTCAATCAAGTCACACCTTATGGAAATCTTGACTACACCATTACAGGCGCAGATCCTTATGGAAATCCTACTTGGACTGCCAAAACATCACTATCTGATGTAGGACAACAGTTATTAAATAATCAAAATCAAGCAGCTTTAGGTCTTGGTGGCACTATTAATGCTCAATTAGGGCAAGTGCAAAACACAATGTCACAGGGTTTTAACCCTAATATTCCACAAACTCAAACTTCCCTTGATAATCAAGGCGGTATGCAAGGTTGGGATAAAGCAAACCAATTGCTAATGCAACGCTTACAGCCACAAATGCAGATCCAACAAGAAAACCTTGATGCTAAATTGGCTAATCAAGGTGTTGTGCCTGGCACAGAAGCTTACAACCGAGCCAAGATGAGTCTCGGTATGCAACAAAATGACCTTTTAAACCAAGCTCAATTGTCTGGTTTACAAGCTGGTCAAACATTGTTTAATCAAGGCTTACAAGGCGCTCAGTTTGGTAATCAAGCACAGCAACAAGCTTATAACCAAGCGCTTACAAACTACAACTTGCCACTCAATACATTAAGCGCATTGCGTACAGGCGCTCAAGTGCAAAACCCATCGTTTGTAAACTCTGCACAGCAAGCAACAACTGGTGGCGCAGATATTCTTGGTGCTACACAAATGGGCTACAACGCTCAATTGGGTGCTTCAAACGCTGCAAATGCTGCTCAACAAGGTATGAATAGCGGTTTAATGTCATTAGGTGGCACATTAGGCGCTGCCGCATTAATGTCCGATATTCGCACCAAAGAAAATATTGAATTGGTTGGCAACTTGAACGGCTTGAATGTTTACGAGTTTGACTATAAGCCAGAATACAAAGATGAAGCCGGTCATGGTCGCTTTATTGGTCACATGGCTCAAGAAGTTGAGGCGGTTATGCCAATGGCTGTAGTCACAAGGGCAGACGGCATCAAGATGATTGATTACGGAGTCATTTATGGCTAATCCGTACATTACTAATGTAGATCCATACGGACAACAGGATTTGTCTGGTTATGCTCCTATGATGCTAGATGATAGCAAACAAAGAGCTATGCAAGCTGCTGCTTTGGCTCAACAACTTCAGCAAGTGCAAGAAGCTGGACAACAACATGGAAATGGATTGTCAGGTTTAAACCCATTAGCTATGGCTATGATGTTGCGTAAGAAAAAGCCTGAAACAATGGGCCCTGGTGAAACGCCTGATTGGCAAAATCCATATGCTAATTATGATAATGGCGCAACTTCAGGCTCTTCAGGGATTGAATAAGGAATAATTATGGCAGCAGATGACCAATTTAACATTATGCAAGCGGCTAATATGTCGCCTGAAATGTTTGAACAACAACAAGAATTAAACCGCAAACAACAGCTTGCTAAATTGTTGATGTCTCAAGGCACTCAACAGCCTACAGGGCAAATGGTAAGCGGTCGTTATGTGCCTACCTCATTCTTTCAGAATTTAGCTCCTGTAGCCAATATGCTTACTGGCGCTTATATGCAGAATAAAGGCGATGAGCAAGCTAAAGCATTGGCGGCTGAATTGCGTGGTACTCGCACAACCGAAATGGATGCGATCAACCAAGCTATTGCAAATAAAGACTTTGCTAAAGCACAGCAACTTATTAATGCTTCTCAAACAGGCGCTGGTAAAGAAATGTTGCCTCGTCTTATGGAGCATACAATCCCTGCGGCTGAAAAACCTCATGTTGTTGGTAAGGGTGGCGCACTTGTTGGCCCTGATGGCAAGGTTATCTTCCAAAATGCTGGTGGTGGTGGCGAGGGTGAAGGCGGTATGGGTATGCAAGGTCGCTTTAACAAAAAAGGCGACTACATTGCTCCAGGCGGTGTATTTATTGGTAAAACAGAAGTGGCAAAAGACAGAGAAATCGCTAGAGCCGCCAATGAATTGCGCCAAGGTTTACAACAACTTTCACCAGAAGATATTAAGAACACCGAAACAGTATTGGGTGATGTTACTCAAAGCGGTGTTAAGAAGTACATTGCAAGCCAATTTGGCAATCCAGCACTTAAAGCACAAGCCAAGGTTAATGCTTCTGCTGTTATGCAAACTCTACAAAACTTGCCACCTGGGCCTGCTTCCGATAAAGATATTATGCAAGCTAAAAGCTCATTCCCAGGTTATGGTGATGCACAAGCTTTGCAAGATTGGGTTAATAACACTAACTCAATGCTTGAGCGCAAAATCAGCAATGTCAATGCTAAATACGGTAGTGAAGATTGGTATGGCGCACAAGGCATTTCTTCAAAGAATCCTGCCGCAGGCGCAAATCGTCAAGTTAAACGCACAGGCAAAGTAACTAGCGGTGCTAATGCTGGCAAGACAGCAATTGAATATACAGACGGAACTGTGGAGTATCAATAATGGCTGAAAACATTGTTTGGGACACTCCTAAAGAAGCTATTGCTTGGGATGAGCCAAAGCCTGAGTCAAGCGATTTGTCATGGGATAAGCTAAAGCAAGGCGCAATGAATATTGCTCCCTCTTTATTGATTAATGCCGCCAAACCTTTGTATGGTCTGAATCAAGCAGCGTGGCAAGCAGTAGGTAAAGTAGCCCCACAATATGCAAATATGGGCGATTGGCCTGTTGAAATGCTTAATAAGCGCCAAGCAGCGTTAAATGCAGAGGCAGGCCCTGTAGTGTCTAAATTCACTACTGAACCAGCAGCATTAGTTGGTTAAAATTTATTGCCTACAGCCGTTTCTAACAAATTAATGGCTGCAAAAGACTTTATTCCTAGCTTTAGAAATATGCTTGCTACCAATGTAGGAACAGGCATGGGTACAGCTTTTGCAAATCCTGAAAAAACAGGCTTAACACCTGAAGAATTTGCCAAAGAAAAGACCAAAAGCATGGCGGTTGGCGGTGTATTACCAGCACTAATGACTGTTGGCGGTGGCGCAGTTACTAATGCTATTTCCCCTAAGTTTACAGATGAGGCTCAAAGCCTAATTAATCGTGGAATTGAGCTTACACCTGGTCAAAGAATGGGTGGCATTCTCAAGAATTTTGAAGATAAGCTAACAAGCTACCCAATCGTTGGCGGAATGATCGAAGCTGGTCGCAAAAAGAGCATTGAAGGCTTTGACAAAGCAGCATTTAAACAAGTTTTAGAGCCTATTGGCGGTGTTGTGCCAAAAGAAGCTGGGCGTGAGGGTATGCAAGTTGTAGAACAGCAAGTAAAACACGCTTACAACGAATTATTGCCAAAATTAACTTTTAAAGTAACGCCTACTTTTGACCAAAATATGCAACAACTCAGCGAATTAGCTGATGGTTTGCCACACAATTTGGGCGATACATTTAATAGAAATATCCAGCAAATTATTGCCAAGAAAATAGGCCCACAAGGCACAATGGATGGCATTGACTTTAAAAAGGTTGAGTCTGAATTGTCCAAAAAGGCTAAGTCTTACCTAGCTTCACCTAATGCAAGTGAGCAAGATCTAGGATCTGCATACAAACAAGCATTGGTAAATTTAAGACAAGGTTTGGCTGAAAGCAACCCAGAACAAGCTGCGGAATTAGCTAAAACTAACGCTGCCTTTGCTAAGTTAAGCATTTTGCGTGATGCCGCCTCAAAGGCAAACACTCAAGATATGTTTAGCCCTGCTCAATTGGCTGCTGCGGTTCGTAGAGCAGATACTTCTGCCGGTAAGAATAGAACAGCCTCTGGCACAGCTATGATGCAAGATCTATCTGATGCTGCGGTATCTACATTGCCTAGCAAATTGCCTGATTCAGGAACAGCAAGCCGTTTAGCTACCTCTAGCCCATTTGGTTGGCTTTTGGGTACTACTGCTTCTATTCCTTACGCTTTAGCTGATGTTGGACTAGCAAACAGACCTGAAGTTGTAAGAAAATTAGCAGACACATTAAGAGGCAAATCGGCTTATGTAACAGGGCCTGCGGTAAACAAAGCACTTGGAGAAAGAAATGAGTAGAAACGGTAGCGGTACATATAACCTTCCTGCTGGTAATCCAGTAGTTACAGGCACAACTATTACATCTAGTTGGGCTAATACTACTATGCAAAACATAGCAGATGCGCTTACTCAATCAGTAGCCGCAGACGGTCAAACACCTATGTCTGGATCACTCAATATGGCAACAAACGACATTAATAATGTTGGTACACTAACAGCCTTAACAGGCATTTTTGGCGGAACATACTAATCATGGCACAAACAGGCTACACACCCATTTCTCTTTACTATAGCTCTACAGCTAGTAATGTCCCTACTTCTGGTAACTTAGTTGCTGGCGAATTAGCTATTAACACCGCAGACGGCAAACTTTTCTATAAAGACTCTGCTGGCGTAGTGCAAGTAATTGGCACTAAAGGTGGCGTAGGTTCTTCTACTACTACTCAAGTCTTATATAACTCTAGTGGTTTGGTGGTTGGTTCTGCCAATATGACATTTGATGGCACAAAGCTAACATTAGCTAATGATGCTTCTATATCAGGTCTTACTGTTGGTAAGGGTGGTGGTAGTGTTGCTACAAATACGGTTTTAGGTTATCAAGCTGGCAATGCAAACAGCACAGGTGCAAGAAATGTTTATATTGGATATACAACAGGATTAAATCAAACGGCTGGATATAACACAGCAGTAGGATGTTATGCACTTCAAGGTTCAGGTGCAGGAACACAAAACTCTGCATTAGGTGAAGAAGCACTTTATTCAAATACTTCAGGAAGTTATAACACCGCTTTAGGAGCTTCTTCTTTAGCTTTAAACACTACTTCATCTAACAATGTGGCAGTAGGCTACCAATCTTTATATAACAATACTGCACAAAGTAATTGTGCTGTTGGAACAGTTGCAATGTATAGCAATACAACTGGTTCTGATAACACAGCTATTGGTAACTATGAAACTTTGTATTCCAATACAACTGGCTCATCAAATATTGCAGTTGGTCGTCA